TAGATTGACCTCCTTAAAGCATTCCATTATTTCCTCATCCGTTAGTTCTGCTGGATGGGTATAGAGTGGAATATAAAATAACTTCCCTTCTGTATCCGATACTTTGCCGTCAGGTGACATCCACGCTACTGGTTCGTTATTCATAGTTCATCCTTGATCTCTAACATACGACCAGTATCACGATTGTATAACAAGCTTGCACAATGCGGACTGGTAAGACCTGCAAATCTATTCTTGAGGATACTTACTCGTGTCGTGTTACGTTCGATAGCGTCATCTGCTTGAGCGTTACGCACTAAGCCAATCACGATATCACTTAACTGAGCAATAGAACCTGAGCCACGTAACTGTGACAGTGATGTCGCAGCACCTTCTTCGTGACCTTTAGACTCCGGACGTTTTAAGTGTGATACAGCGATTAAGCAGATACCAGTTTCCTGTACAAGCATACGTAACTTCGTCATCAGTTCGTCAATTGCTTTTCGCTCGTCACCGTTGGCTTGCGAACTAACCACCATAGAAATATGGTCAAGAAAAATGTACTTACAATCAGCAGCCTTGGCAAAGTATCTAATACGATTAATAACATTATCGATATCAGTGCTACCAAAATTGTCCCAAAAGAAAAGCCTATCAGAACCAAGCGTATTATCGAAAGCATCTTTCAATTCCTCCTGTGATACTTGAGTTGTAGGTAAGTGCAGTGGCTTGTTAGCGTATAGCGACATAATCGATTTAGCAGTCTTGCTTACTGACTCTTCCATAAACATACATCCAACATTACCATCTGAAGTCTTGAGCAAGTGCCATAGAATCTCACGTAAGAACTGAGATTTACCTAGTCCAGATCCAGCAGTAACTGTAATGAGTTCTCCGGGACGGATTCCATAGGTAAGTTCATTAACACCATCCCAAGGATACTGAGCCAAACTTTTCTCGACAGGCTTGGTAACTTCCTCCCATAGGGTTGAACCAGCAATAATTCCATCTGGAGTCCATTGTTCAGCATTCCACCATAAAGCAATATATTCCTGTTGCTTTCCTGCTTTGAGATAGTCACAAGCGTCCTTAAATCCAGTTATGTGTTTTAAAATCTTTACCTTGCTACCAAAGAGTTCTGCCACGTCATTGACTGCTTTTTGTCCAGCTTCGTCACTATCAAAAGATAAGTAGATAGTTTCAAAACTGTTTATCCAGTCATAGTTCGCTTTGCAGTCCTTTAGAGCAGCACTAGCACCGTTTTTAACGGACACGTGAGGGTACTTACTACCTGCCATCTGAAAACCTGCTAGAGCGTCTAATTCGCCTTCATGGATAGTGACGTTACGTCCACCTTTAGCGAACTTTTGCTGACCGAAGAGTGTAGTAGCTTTCCAGTCACCTTGTATAGAGAAGGACTTGTCTGCACAAGTGCGTACTTTAAGACCAGCAATGCTATTATCAGCGTCATAGTAAGGGTAATAATGCTTCGTATCATCTGTTTTGACTCCATAGGCTATCGCAGTATTGAGAGTAATACCACGATCACTGATAGGATTGTTATTAAGATTGTCATAATTGGTAAAACTCCTCATAGGCGATACCTTTTGTTTTGTTTCAACACCATCGCCATCGATGTAGTTATTACATACATGGCAGTATTGGTGATTGTCTGTATAGATGGAGTTACCATCACTAGAGCCACACTTTAGGCATGGAATGTGTTCAATAAATTGACTAGTCATGGAAATGTTCTACCTGAGCAAGTGTTTCGTGGTATCTATCGACAATATCACGCATAACGACATCATAACCATGTAACCTGATAGCATCCACAACATCATCAAGGACGAAGTGATACCAAGCGTTTTGTGAGGTGAATCTATCTTCATTCATAAAGCCCCCTTATACATTAATGATAACTTATATAGTGTATTTACTTTATTAGTTGTTTTTAACTTATACGTCGGCATAGTCTTTATAGTATTATAGTGCATATTAGTTATCCTCTAAAGGTCTATCGTTCCACATTGTAAGATAATCATCATTTTTCACATCGTGAAATTCATCCTCGTCTTGGTCTTCATGCCGTAGGTCAGTTCGCTCCATAGAGAGTACATCGCCTGAGATCGTCCCATAGCACTTATTGCACATATCTAAGAAATTACCGGTCGTTACGCTTTTGCGTGTCGCTTCGTAGTCGGACAACGCTTTATTGCAACAATAGCATCTCATATTAATATCCTTTTAAATCGATTTTAAGGGGCTTTTTAGCCGTTTTCTTGGTGCAGGTGATACCTAGTCCTTATCTTTGATGTTTTCCTCGCCATGAGCCTCTATTTCAGCCCTTGTAAAAATAGCATAATAGCGACGTTGAGCCTCCATCATAAAATCAGCATATCGCCTTGCTTCGTCATACATATCGAACCAAAAACCATTGACATAGTAGTTATTATCATTTTTCATAATGTGAAATCCTTTATTGTAAAGTTTTAACTGTTTATTGTAAAGTTTATTGATTATAGAATGAATCTGTAGCGAGTCTCTCGCCTAGATCATACATATAAGCCTTAATCTGCTCTTTCTCTGCTTCGGTGCAATCTTCATAAGTCTCTAGATCTTCCCTTAGTCCTAATTCACAAACAGCCTCATAGAAATTCTGTGGCAGCTTCGGATCTAGATCGCCTCCGTCCCTACTCTCGAACTCTATCCAGTCCGCAACGTATTCGTCGATATCGTCGTTTTCGTCGTCTTCTGGCTCATAATATCTGTCATGCATTGATGTACCCATTTTATAAAACCTCCTCTATTGAGTTGTAACCTAGTAACTGTAGATTGTTTTTAAACTTTCGTAAAGCTTTTTTTTCAATTTCCCATACGGCTTGATGAGTGATCCCTAACATTTCCCCTATTTCAGCATAGGTGTATATATTAGTCTTTCGACAAGCCTTACAAGTATAGTAAGGATCGCATTTACAGCTTTTATGCTTCATACTAAACCCCTTTCCATAAGTGCATTACAGGCGGATTTTAATTGATCTTTCAATTGTTTATTTTCTTTTAAGGTCTCGCCTAGTATTTGATCCATAAGAAATATAATACCGCTTGTAAGATCACAAACCATATTAGCAAGTATTTGCGGATCGATATCTTCTACCGGCTCCCAAGGGTACGCTATTTCAAAATCTTGATCTTTTATGGATTCTAGGATCTTAGGGAAGCTTTTAGTATCGTCCCATTCACTGAATAGATTATTCATAACTAAATGCTGCACTCTTTTTTGTATCGCTGCTTTATTCATCATAACCCCTTATTTAATATGTATATATTTAAAATGCTTATCAATAAATTCTGTAGCTTGTATAAGCCCCTTGTACATAGTATTTAATTCCTTTGCGATATCGTCCCCTTGAATGGCTCCAATAGATCCGAAGCCGATATATCGCTTATCCGGTGCGATCCATTTAAGATCGATACATGAGCCTTCGAACTCTATTGATAAGTGAGTCATTCCCCTTTGGATACATTCCCCTATAGTTCGCATAATATAGGTTTTATTGCCCTTCGCAATTTTGACTGGATAAATTAGATCCGACATACTAAACCCCCTTAACACTGATAATAGTACTCTTATCAATTGCCCTGTATCCTTCGCTCTTAAGATCGTATACCGTTATAAACTTATCAGGATCTAAAGTACTTGTACCCCCTTTTAAATGCTTAGTAACCCCTAAGCGACAATTCATAATTCTAAGTGTACCGTCCTTTTTAATGAATTCGACGGTTATAATTTTACCTTTAGATCCTAAGATCTTATCCGCTAAATTGTTTTCCATGGTTTGATCCTTTTAAGTGTTATATAAATTAAGTGTTTTATTGCGAAGCTTGCTACAAATACGTTGATAGATATCCTTTTTAGATTGATAGTAAGCATAATCTAAATGATCCGGGCTAAAATTCCTCCAAGTGTTTTGATCCTCATGATCTAAAATATCCGCTAGTAAATCATACCTAGAATAGTGATATATAAATCCTTTAAGGTCATAATGAGCGATAAAACCATTGGCAAGGTATATAAATTTATACCCGGTTCTATTTAGTGTTTTTATATCGCTGCAAGCTTTCACAATGTTATTGACAATTAAGCTTTTTTGCTTTTCTGTATACGGTACTAACATAAAACCCCCTTATGAGTTAAGCCACTGATCGAATGATTTTGGCGGACAATCGTCCGTAAATGCTAAATAGCATTGATAACGATCCCACAATTTACCTTGATTTTGCATAATATTACCCCTTATAAGTTAGATTACAAATCCGCTTTGATCTTTTATGGCTTTGCCCTTGGCATATAATGCGACAATATGCCCTAGTGGCTCAACGTGACGCACGTCGCTATTGTCCCCACCAATAACCGGCATACCTTTGAAAGTAGCTGGAATATCCTTTTCAAACCTAAACACAGCAGCTAAGCGCATTTTTTTATTGATCGCTATAGTATTAAACTTTTGAAAGCTTACAATATTGCTATAGCTAAACGTAAGATCATAATTTTTTGGTAGATCGTTACGGTTTGCTATTTTGGTATAATCATAAAACTGTACGTCCTGAAAACGTGCCATTAAATTAGGGTATACAGTGCCGTCAAAATCCGTAAATGCGACGTTTTCAAACTTAATATCCGACGTGCCATTTAAGCGGATCAATAAAGTTTGTCCCAATTTTTGGGCTTTACGTTTACCGGCTTCAATATCTTTCACCAAGTTAAGCATAAAATTTTGACGATCTTCAAAGAATAATTTAGTTTTGGCAATTCTAGCCTTTTGAATGCTAGTGAATGCCCCACGTCCTGCCGTATATAAGCAAGCCGATTCGCATCCTGCAAGTTTTGCCATTGGACAAACCTGATACCCTGATATTGAAGCCGGTGCAAGATACAGAATGCCGGTAAAGTATCCGATTTTCTCACCTTTTATGGTTTTTGCATTGGTATTAAAACCTAGCAAAGGCTTGCGAATGAATTTATCTTTTTTGAATGACATTTTAAAATCCTCCAGTGGATAGTACGTAAACAATTAAAGGGATAGTAAAGCAAAGTAAGCCTAGAATGCAGCCTTGTAAGAATTTAATCATGGTTTTATTTCCTTCATTAGTAAACAATCTAGATACTAGTTTAGTAACTATTTCAGGGTAAAACTATTAGGACATACCCTTAGTTGCAAATAAACAACGGTGCTGCTTATGTCTATATAGTATCGCTTAAGATCCTATTGTCTATAGGTGTTTACCCTAAGCCCTGTATGTTTTTGGCTTCCCTGTTACTTTTTTGTCCCATTAAGTTTAGGCTGCTTAGTTACCTTTGTAGGTACCTTAATAGCCCCATACATTCACTCTATAGAGTACCGACAACGTATCTTAAATGGGACAGAGTCATTAAAGGTCACGTAAGTGAGCACTCACGTCGCCATAGGGGGGCATGGGTGACCTCTTAAGAATTCTTTACCGGTATCCTCCAATATTCCTAAAAAGTTAAAACTAAGAAAAGAGCTTAAAGTAACTAAAAAGCCAAGAAAGTTGCCTCTAACGTGACAAAAGAGAATCCCTTATGAATCAATGACATAAACCATTAAAGTGCATGAAACTTTAATAAAACATAAGTGGTGTTAAAGTGTAACTCCAGAGGATGCTCACCCGAAGGGCTACGTAAGGGGTCAGGTGCGCTGTCCGCAGGACCTAGGAGACACTAGAGTCTATAAAATAAATATGCTAAAGGTATTGACAAACGACACAAGATAGTGTATAATATATCTATAGAGGAATCTTTGTCATTAAAAACACTAAGGATGTTTTTAACTTAGGTAGTTAACTATTATTAGTTATAACTTAAATAGTAAAACACTGATAAAGAAAAACACTATATAAGTTAACTTTAAAGTATAGTAGGGCTGTTCAAAAAGAACAATAACCTGAAAGGTTTGGATGTCGGATAACAACTATCCTGTCGTAGAAAAGAAGAAAGCTAAGATGGGTCGTCCACGTAAGGAAGACCTTAAGAAAGCTAAAGCTCCTATTGGTCGTCCTAAGAATGACACCGGCAGGTTAGCTGAGTTTAAACAAAGATTACTTGGTACGTCTGGTTCAGCCGTTATCGAAAAGATTATACAGATTGGTCAGGATGATAGCCATCCCGGTCAAATGGCAGCACTGAAGATGGCAATGGATAGAATTTTACCGTTGTCTATGTTTGAAAAAGACGCTAAAGGTCAGCGTAACGCTATTCAAATCAATATTACTGGTATTGGTGAAGCAAAGATTGAGTCTACTTCTGACCTGTCTGACGATGTAATCGACATGGACGACGATGAAGCTTGATTTTGAACTACTGCCTTGGCAGCAAGAGGTCTACAAAGATCCTACACGATTCAAGGTGATTGTCGCTGGACGACGCTGTGGTAAGTCAAGATTGTCTGCAATCAGTTTGATTGTTGAAGGTTTGAAATGTCCTAAAGGTTCTGCGGTAATGTATGTCGCACCAACCCAAGGACAAGCACGACAGATTATCTGGGACGTGTTGATGGATTTAGGTCGTGATGTTATCCAATCCAGTCATGTGAACAACATGGACATTACACTGGTTAACGGAGCAAAGATTTATGTACGTGGCTCTGACCGTCCTGATACGCTTCGTGGTGTCAGTTTAACATTCCTAGTACTGGACGAAGTAGCTGACATTAAGAGTGAAACTTGGGAAAAGGTCTTACGTGCGTCTCTATCAGATAAAAAAGGGAATGCTTTATTTATTGGCACTCCTAAAGGTAGAAATTGGTTTTACGATATGTACAATATCGGATTGGATGGGGAAGACAAAGATTGGAAGTCTTGGCACTTCACTACGAAAGATAATCCGCTTATTGATCCGGATGAAATCGAAGGCGCTAAAAAGACTCTCAGTAGTTTTGCTTTTAAGCAAGAATACGAAGCCAGCTTTGATAACGCTGGTACTGATGTGTTTAAGGAGTCATGGCTGAAGTATGGAGAAGAACCCACTAACGGTTCGTATTATATTGCTATTGACTTGGCTGGCTTTGAAAATATTAATAACTCAGCCGAACGTAAGAAGCGCCTTGACAAGACTGCGATTGCAGTTGTTAAAGTGGATGACGATGGTGAGTGGTTTGTTCAAAAGATAGAGACTGGCAGATGGGATGTACAAGACACTGCCAGACGAATCTTAAAGAACATAGCGGAGTTTAA